GCAATCAAGCTGATGAGATTATTGATCCGTACACTAACCCTGTTGCTTTCTATGCGGCCTACAAAGCTAAGTACAAAGAGCAGAGCTATGGTGAAGCTGAGATATACAAACAGGAATATGTGAAACAAGTCCAGGCTGTCTTGTCGAGCGTGATGACTCGCAGACTGCCAGACCCTTATAGCACTCCCTTCTAATCATGGCGGCGGCTGAACAAAAGAAGTCGTACCAAGTCGTTAAGCAATTTCGTGGCGTAAACACGAAAGCGAACCGGACTGCCATCGACGAAAACGAATTTGCATGGCTAGAAAATGCCATGCCTATCGGTTACGCAAACATCAAGATTGTTCCCGCAGCAACAGACGCGAATGTAACGTTTGCCAATAATGTCATTACGTTATTGTCATGCAACATCAATAACAAAGACTTTATTCTTGGCTTTGAAGAAAACGGACGAGCTGAGTACGTTGACCTTGATGGCAACATAAAAGCCAACGTTGCGGTAGCTGGCACATTCTCAAATGCAAACGTAAGCCTAGCCCAATGGAAAGATGAGCGAATTCTTATCGCTGATTCTAATAAGGGCTTGTTTACTTGGGATGGAACAAATAACGTTTCTATTGGTTCTGTTGGATCAATAGGCATTGTTAATGGAGGTTCTGGTTTTACCAGCACTCCTGCCGTAATTATTTCTGCGCCTAACCAAACTGGCGGCGTTCAGGCAGAGGCAGAAGCCATCATTACAGCCAATGCCGTTTCCTCCATCATCCTGACGGAAGGTGGTACAGGTTACACGACTGCGCCCACGGTAACGATTGCTGGTGGTGGCGGCACAGGCGCAAATGCTGTTGCTGGAATTGTTACCTTTGCAACTGGCACAGTGTCGGTTGTAGTAACTAATGGCGGCACAGGATACACCAACGTTTCTAATACGGTAGTTACCATTTCTGGTGGCGGTGGCGCAAATGCTGTTGGTCAGGCCATTGTGTCTGGTGGTCAGATATTGCAGGTTGTCATGACCAATCCTGGTTCTGGCTACAGCAATGCTTCCAACATTACCGTGACAATTACTGGCGGTGGCGGCTCTAACGCAACAGCCAGGGCAATTATCAATAGCAATCCGCTTGTGGGTGTTCAGACGTTTTCTGGTCGTGCTTGGGTAGCGCAGGGCAGGACGGTGACTTACAGCGCAGCCGGAAGCTACAGTGACTTTACCAGTGTGTCTGCCGGTTCTCTGACGCTGACTGACAACACATTGCACAGCAATATTGTCCAGCTATTGTCTGCCAACAACTTCCTGTACATCTTTGGCGAAGACAGTATCAACGTGTTTTCGGATGTGCGCGTAACCAATACCGGCACAACCATATTCACAAATACGAACGTGTCTGCTTCTGTTGGTACGCGCTTGCCTTATGCAATCTTCCCATACTTTCGTTCCGTGTTGTTCATGAACGAGTATGGCGTTTATGCGCTCGTAGGTTCGACAACTTCCAAGCTGTCGGATGCGCTGGATGGCATTTTTGAGAATATTGATTTCACTACCGCCAAAGTTACGGCTGGTCAGGTATTGCTGAACAACATTCTTTGCGCGGCCTTTAATATCCGCTACAACGATAATGGCACGTTCCGCTATCTTCAGGCGGTATTCTTTGAGCGTAAGTGGTTTTTTACTAGCCAGGGTAACGCCCTCAAGCTATTAAGTTCTGTTCCGGTAGTTGGTAAAATTAAACTTTATGCAACTGATGGATCTGATTTAAAGCTGTTTTATGACAATGCAACTGCCAATATTAATAGTGAGATTAGTAGTGCTTTGTGGTCTATGGGCGATCCTATTAGGACAAAACAGGCGCTCAAGATTGGTATTGAAGCAACGAACAAAAATGGTGTTGTTTCATTAAGCGCAACTGTCGATAATGAGAATCGTGAGAGTCCGCCTTACACTTTGACTTCTACGATTGAGTGGCAGAACAATAGTCTTCAAACGGTAGGGTGGTCTAATTCTTCTGGCGTTGTTATTGGTTGGGGAACGACTGGTTATAGTTTGTACAAAACCGACGCGCAGCAATGGGGCAAGTATCTTGGCATAACTATTAATTCAAATTCACCTAATTTTGTAATTAATGGTTTAGAAGTCGAGCATGAATTAAGGGTGAGGTTCTAATGGCAAAGCCAATATCAGCCGTTCCTAACGTATTTCAGAACGCAACATCAACCATCCCGTTATCTCAGCTTGATGCTGACTTTACGTCGTTGGTCAATTCAATTAATGATTTGGCAAATGCTAATAACTTTGCCATTGATATTGGTACTGCAAATGCTGTTGTTTTGAATTTTCCGTCCGGCATTACGACTTCGACCCTGACAACAGGATTGTCGCTAGAGTTTCAGTCTGCCAATGACAACACTGGTGCAACAACGTTATTGCTCCAAGTAAATGGCTCCAACATTAGTACCGCCAAGAACATTGTTAGTGAAGATGGCAGCGCACTAACTGGTGCTGAGTTACGCGCTAATGGCATTTACTCTGTCATTTACAACGGCACAAGTTGGGTTTTGGCGGGTGGTGGCGGTGGTGGTGGTGCAGAAGCGGGTGGTGTTATTTATGAAAACAACACGACCATAAATGCAAACTACACAATCACTAACGGCAAAAACGGCATGAGTGTCGGGGCAATTACGATTGCAAGCGGTGTATCTGTAACCATTCCTACGGGTAGCCGTTGGGTAATTTTGTAAGGAAAAAATATGTCAACTCTTACTGCTGGAAACGTTACGGTTAGTTGTTCGCTATCTGCCGACACAAGCGGCAATTTAGTATTTCAGTCAGGCGGTAACGTAACCGCGATGACGATAGATTCCTCACAGAATGTGGGGATTGGTACGAGTTCGCCGCAGAAGAAACTATCGGTATCAAACTCTGGTGCTGCTGGTGTGGAAATTGATCCGTTTACTCGCTCCGGCACAACTGGCGGCGCTCTTTTGGCGTACAACAGAAGCGGCGCAGCGTTTGTTCGTATGGACTACGATGCTTCGGAACATATATTCTTTACCAGCGCCTCCGAACGCGCCCGTATCAACTCCGGCGGGTACTTTAAGACAGCAAATGACGGAAACTATAACGACGCAGCCGGAAATTATTGTGAGTTTCTAAATACAAACAATAATCAAATATTGCGTCTAGTCGCATCAAACGCATCTTATACAAGCAACGGTATTGAGCTTTTAATATCACGAAATACTACAAATAATACGTTTTATGCATTTTCGTATTACAACACAGGTGCAGCGGCGTTCAAGTTCCGCGTAGCAGATTCTGGAAATGTCACTAACACTAACAATAGTTATGGCGCGATCTCTGACATCAAGTTGAAAGAGAACGTAGTAGACGCCACTTCGAAGCTCGAAAAGCTGAATCAAGTTCGCGTAGTCAATTACAACTTTATTGGCAGCGAACAAAAGCAACTTGGCGTGATCGCTCAAGAGCTTGAGCAAATCTTCCCCGGAATGGTGGAAGAATCGCCAGACCGCGATGCAGAAGGTAACGACCTTGGCACGACTACCAAGTCGGTTAAATACAGCGTGTTCGTTCCCATGCTCATTAAGGCGATGCAAGAGCAACAGCAAATGATTGAAACACTACAGGCGAAAGTCGCCGCATTGGAGGCAGCATGAGTGTAATTATTGATGGTACTGCTGGCGTAACGTTTAACGACGCAAGCATACAGAATACTGCTGCTACTGGATTTAACCCAACTGCATTGCTTGTTGTAACTCACAATTTGACTGGGCTTAAATATTTTTGCAAAACAAGTAGGTTAATTGATTTGAAATACTACAAAGGCAGCGGAGTTTATTGGAAACGTCATTTAAAAAAACACGGCAGCAACGTTAATGTTGGAGTTCTTGGAGTTTATTTCAATAAAGAAAGATGTACTTCGGCAGCAGAAAAATTCTCTAAAGAAAATAAGATTGGATTCAGCCATGAATGGGCAAATTTAATACCTGAAAATGGGCTTGATGGTGCGCCAGTTGGAAAACTTCACCCAATGTTTGGAAAGCCTAGCCCATCAATAGGACAAAAACGCCCTTGGGTTGGTAAGAAAGGCTTTGAAAATCCAATGTGGGGTAAACCTAGCCCAATGCTTGGGAAAAAAAACATTGGGGCTAGTTTGGCATTAAAAGGTCGCAAACGTCCTGAAGGTGGCGGTAAAAAACCTCATCCAGTAATTAGAATAGATGTTGACGGTATAGAAAAATCTTACCCTTCTGTTGCTGAAGCTGCAAAAGATTTGGGTATATCAAGGTCTTGCATACACACAGTATGCACAGGTAAAAATAAAACTGGTGCTGGATATAAATGGCGTTATGCCGAGGGGGTTACATGTCAGTAATTGTAAATGGCACTGATGGACTAACTTTTAATGATGGCTCAACGCAAAACACCAGCCCTTTTACTGGTGGGTTTGGCTTTCGAAATCGTCTAATCAACGGTGCGATGGTGATCGACCAGCGGAATGCTGGGGCAAGTGTGACAATTACGAACACTGCCGCTAACACGTTTATGACGGATCGCTTCTTCGTTTACGGTTCGCAAGCCAGCAAGTC